TGGTCTGAACGAAGATAACAAGGCGGAGCAATATGCTACCCTTGCAAGAGGACAAGGTTATGAACCTGATCGAAAGATTGCAGTTCATTCTGGTACTCTTAGAACAACTCTGCGCGATTATCACGAACGTGGTGGTAAAATACCTGCAGAGTTGTTCAACACGTTTGAAGGAAATCAAACGGAAATAAAAACCAAATAAACTACTAAACCATCAAACCAATAGGAGGATATATGAGTAAAGAAGTAGTAAAAAAGAATAGTGCAGGATCACTTGCAACTATTAACTTAAGACAGGACTCAGGTAAAGGTTCTGAAGAAATTAAGTCGGATGATGTATCAACACCGATCTTAAAAATTCTTCATCAACTTTCACCAGAGTGTAATGAGAGAGATGCAAAACATGTAGCAGGTGCAAAACCTGGCATGATATATGCATCTGGTTTCGGTCAACTGATCGATGGCAATGAGGGATTAGACGTTGTAATTGCACACTCTCAAACAAGGTATCCTGAATGGCAAGAGAGAGGCGATAGTGCTTCTGCTCCAGTAGGAACTCACTTAGAGATTCCAGCTGATGCTGTTGAGGAGAGAAATGGTAGATACAGATTACCTAATGGTAATTATGTAGAGAAGACTGCATACTTTTATGCACTAGCAATGGTGAATAAAGAGTTGAAACCTGCGGTCATACCTATGAGATCTTCTAATCTTACACCAGCTAGAGAACTAAACAATCTGATTAAGAACCTTAGGTTCTCAGATGCAGATGGTTCTTTCAACCCTGCAGCTTTTTCTGCGGTCTACAATTTAAAGACCTTTGGTAAAACAGCAGGTAGTAAAAGTTGGCATGTCTATAAGCCTTCAAGAGTTAGAAATCTTGATATTGCAGATAAGAATGATGCTGAGATATATGAAATTGCACAGCAACTTCAGAAAACTGTATCGAAAGGAGCAGCTAAACCTCAGTACGATAAGACACAAGCAAAGGCTGACATTGTATAACCGAGTACTTTGATGAGTACACTTGGCTAGTGAGAGGGCGGTGAGGCGAGAGTTTAGCCGCCCTTATTTTTATGAATGAATTTTTAGAAGAGTTTAGTAAATATTTTGGTGGATTAGAAAGAGACTATGGATTCTGTAATGTTGAGAATGGTTACATTGATCCCGAGTCTGGTAAATTAAAATTTGATCCCGGTGACTATGGCTGGTCCAAACGAAATATAACAACACAAGATTATCAAGATCATCTTGATGGTAAAAGATCTATAGGTATTCAACCCTGTGATGACAACGCAAAAGCAAGCTTTGGTGCAATAGATGTAGATCCAAAGAATTATAAAGATTTTAAATTAAAAAAATATTTAGATATAATAGAAGAAAAAAATTTACCCGTAGTTCCGATTGAGTCCAAGAGTGGTGGGCTACACATATATGTGTTTACAGAAGGAAAAGTGCCAGCTACTTTAATAAGAGAATTCTTATCTAATTTATTATTTTTATTTAAACTACCGCACAACACAGAAATATATCCTAAACAAACTAAACTAGGAGTAAACCAGAACAATGAAAAAACATCGGGTAGTTTTATAAATTTACCTTATTACAAAGGCACAGAACGTAAAGCTATTTTACCTGGCGGTAGTAGAATGGACTTTGAAAAATTTATAGAGGTAGTAAATTTAAATCTACAAACAGAAAAGTCTCTTAAAGAGATAGGTAATAAAAGAATTACAGAAGTTATAACTGGTGGACCAGAAGAGTTTCATGATGGCCCACCTTGTTTACAGATGATATGCAAAGAGATTCAAGCATCAGGCACCAAATTAAAAGACGAAAGAGATAGGTTTTTATATAACTACATGGTGTTTGCTAAGAAAAAATTTCCAGATGATTGGGATAAAAAAGTTTTAGAAGCTGCTAGAAATTATATCGTGTATGATACTGTATGGGGTGATGGTAAAGTAAATGAAAAAATTAAATATTGGAAGAATGAAACTAAAGGTTTTAAATGTAGTGATCTTCCTATCTCTTCTTATTGTGCAAAAGGAACTTGCTTAAAAAGAAAATTTGGTATTGGTAGCCACAGAAGCACAACATGGCCTCAAGTATCTGGATTAATTAAAATGGATTATAAACCAGATCCAGAGTTTTTTATAAACATAGATTTAGCTGATGGTAAAGTCGTGCAAATTCACGCAAAACATATTAAAAAGATAGCAGAGATGAAAGAGATGCGTGCGTTGATAGCAGAGCAGACTCCAATATTTCCACCAATATTAAAACAAAATGAATATCAAGTTATATTAGATACCTTGTGGGCGAACATGGAAACTATTAAACCACCTGCAGGCACCAACCCACTAGACATGTTGAAAAAACAATTGATTGATTTTGTTAATGGACCACAAGCTAGCACCTTTGCAGCTTTTAAAACGGGAGCTGTTTTGGCTGAAGATGGTTATTATTTTTTTATTTATGATTCTTTCTATGAAGAACTTAAACGTGGAGATTGGATTAAAGAAAGATCAAGAACCGCTACCATGATAGGACAATACTTTGGTGGAGAGTTTAGTTGTCAAAAAAGATTTCCACAGGGTAATAATGAGAAACCATTTCCCCCTATAAGAGTTTTAAAACTTCCTAAAGAAGGTTTAGAAAAAGAAGAAATACAAGATGAATTTATTAAACAAGAAAACAAGGAGACAATAGTATGAGTAAGTCTAAACAACCACCTCAGGTTTGCATATCAATGCCAACCTATGATTTAATGCAGGTATCTACTTGCCTATCATTAATAAAATTAATGGATAAATTTACCATGGCTAAAATAAGAGCCACGGTTCAAACATTTAAAAGCCCTTACGTTGGGTATGGAAGAAACGTATTAACAGCTATGTTTTTAGAAACAGGTATGGACTATCAATTGTTTATAGACTCAGATATGGAATTTGAACCGGATGTTGTGGGTAGAATGATAATAGCAGATAAGGATGCCATATGTGTACCTTACAGGAAAAAAACTCAAGATAATGCTGTTAGATTTTCCGTGGCTTTCGAAGATCTTAATAGCATAGATATAGACGATAAAGGATTAGTCAAATTAAAAGTTGGACCCGCTGGGCTAACTTTAATACACAGAAGAGTCTATGAAAAATTAATGAAAGATTATCCAAACTTAAAAATAACACAAAAAGAAATAATATCTGAAACAGCAAATAATTATTTCTACAATTTCTGGGATACTACGTTTGATAAAAATGGAAAATGGTGGGGAGAGGATACCAACTTTTGTAATATGATTAGAAAATCTGGTTTTGATTTCTATGGTGTGGTTGATGGAGAAACCACGCACCACGGCACTTATGGATGGAAAGGTAAATTAATTGATACGTTTCAAAAGGCCGATGAAAAAAAGCATTAAAATATACGGACCACCTGGCACAGGTAAAACTTTTAGATTAATTAGACGTGTTAACGCCTATAAAAGAACAGGAACACCTTTACACAAAATAGGATACTTTGCATTTACAAAGAAAGCAGCTGCTGAGGCAAGAAAAAGAATAGGTGTGTCTGATAAAGAAGTGCCTTACTTTCAAACCCTTCATGCTTTTTGTTATCATCTTCTTGGACTTAAAGAAGAAGATATTATACAGCCTTATCACTACGAAGACTTAGGTAAAAAATTAAATGTTCGAGTGTCCTTCGTAGATAAATACAACGAAGAAGAGAGTCATTTTTTGACTTGTAATAATCCTTATTTTCAAATGATTCAAAAAGCTATCAACAAAGATATACCTATTGAAGAGGAGTTTAATTTAAATGAACACGATAGAAGAGAAGTAAAATGGGATACGCTTAAACATATATCAATAAATTTAGAGGCATATAAAAAGAATAATCAAATAATAGATTTTAATGACATGATTAAGAGGGTTGTTGAGTCTGATAAAATACCTGAGTTTAAAGCCGTTTTTATAGATGAAGCACAAGATCTTTCTCCACTTCAGTGGAAACTGTACGACAAACTAAAAGAAAAAGCAGAGCATATTTATCTGGCAGGGGATGATGATCAAGCAATCTTTGCATGGGCGGGAGCTGATGTCAATAGATTTATAAAAGAACCTGCACAAGAAAAAATTTTAAGATATTCTCGTAGAGTTTCACAAGCTGTTCAACATCAATCTAATTTTCCAATATCTAAAATAATGGGTCTAAGAAAAACTAAAGAATATTTACCAAGAAAATATTTAGGACATTCTTATTACATTTCAGATTTAAACCATGTGGATTTATCTAAGGGAAAATGGTTAATTTTAACTAGAACTAAAAGTAATTTAATACAGATAATGAAAGATTTAAAAAAGAAAAATTTTTATTATCAAACCAATAAGGGTAAAAGTTATAAAGTAGGTTTATATAAAGCTGCTGAAGCTTATACTAAATGGTGTATGGAGGGAGCCTTAGATGAAAAAGAAATAGCAGAAATAAAAGATTATATACCCAATGGTAATTGGGATGCAAAAGTTCCCTGGTATGACAAATTTTCTGAGGACCAAAAAGAAATATTATATTTAAGAAATTTAATTGCGTCCGATGAAAAGCTTAATGAACCGGCAAGAATATGGTTGTCAACAATTCATGCAGCTAAAGGAGGGGAAGAGGACAATGTAATATTATCCTTGCACCAAGGATCAAAGGTTCAAAAGGGAATTAGTTTAAGTGTTGACAAACAAGATGAAGAGCATAGAGTGTGGTATGTAGGCATCACGAGAGCAAGAAATAATTTATATAAACTAAAAAGTAAAAAGAAAATAAAAGAATATACATTATGACAGATAAAAATATATTTGACGATGCATTTCCACAAGACAAACAGATTGGTGGGAATCATTATCGTAAGATGAACATTCAGCCCTATGAATTTATTTCAAAAAATAATCTCAGCTTCTTTCAAGGATGTGTTGTAAAATATGTTTGTCGTTATTTAAACAAATCAGGTATAGAGGACTTAGAAAAAATTATACATTACTGTCAATTAGAGATAAAAAAAATGAAAGATGGAACTAAGAAAAAATAAAATACTGGAACTACATGCACAATGGTTGTGGACTAATGGATACATAAAACAATCAATTGAGTGTTTGGAACAGTCTAAATTTGAAAATGCGAGACCAAAAATAGGAAGGTTTAAACAATATGTTACTACCACAAACGGAGTGGGTGCAACCAACAGAGTACCCAGATCTTAGATCATACGACGAAATAGCTGTTGACTTAGAGACTAGAGATCCAGGTTTAAAGTCAAGAGGTTCTGGGGCTGTTATAGGACATGGAGAAGTTGTAGGTATAGCTGTAGCCACTTACAATAACAAATGGTATTTTCCGATAGCTCACAAAGAGGGTCCTAACATGGATCCTAAAAAAACTTTAGAATGGTTTAAAGATATTTTAGAGTGTCCAGCTACAAAAATATTTCATAACGCCATGTATGATGTCTCTTGGATAAGAAATTTAGGTTTAAAAATCAATGGTTTAATAGTGGATACGATGATTGCATCTTCTTTATTAGATGAAAATAGATTTTCTTATACTCTTAACACGTTGTCATGGCATTTTTTAGGCGAAGGTAAAAATGAAAGATCTTTAAATGAAGCTGCAAAGTCTAGAGGACTTGATCCAAAAGCAGACATGTGGCAACTACCGGCTCAAGAAGTTGGTGCGTACGCAGAAAAAGATGCGGAGCTTACTTTTAAACTTTGGCAACATGTAAAAAAATTAATGATAGAACAAGAAATTCAAGATATTTTTAATCTCGAAACCGACCTCTTCCCTTGCTTAGT